TCTGGATCGACAGACGCGGACGCGTATGCCTGCAGCGGCGTTGCAGCTAGCGCCAGTTTGATAGCAGCCAACATCTCTTCCCGTTGACGACCGCGATACGCTTGGTCTTCAGCATTGCGATCGGCAACCCGCGCCCTGGAGCGCGCAAGGCGCGCCTCCCGTTCCACCTGCAGCTGCCGAAAATAAGAACGAAGGTCGCCCATTGATTCTCCTCAACTCGCACCACGTTACCCCTGTAAATAAATTTGGACCCCATCCAAATTTCCAAATTTCAATTTCTCTCGGCATCTCGCGTTGGCAACCTGTCCAACTTCACAATCCACCCGCCGCCAAGCCGGCGCCCGAGTTTTTTGTCCGCCACCGCCCATTGCCGAATTCGCTCTGAAGAATAGCCGGTCAAGCCGGCTGCCTGCTTCAATGTCCCCCAGCCGGCAGGTGGCCGGCGCGATAGTGGGCGGAAAATCTGTTTGCTGAGATTGGCAACGATCTCACGCAATTCAGCTTGATCGTCTCTAAGCTCGATGACCGTCGCGAGAAGATCCGCCAGTATGTCAGCATCGGCGACGGCGGCAGCTTTCTCGTGTGGGTGTTCGAGCGGGCCATCACGGTCACGCGCACGCCCCAACATCGGCGGTCTCTCATCACAACTCGTTAGATCGGCAATCTGCTCGCCCTGCCTGGCGGTCGCTTCGAGCTTTTCGATCCGTTCGGCTAGGGTTGGTCGCGTGCCAAATCGCGCTTCGACCGCGGGGGCATTCGTCGGCGCCCGTTGTGCGGCTCGCGTCATTGTGCGCGCTTGTTTGCTGGCGAGCATGGGTCCGATCCGAACGCGTCTCAGCGCCGCCAAACTTGGCGCAAACCCAAAAGTGGCCAGCCGTGTGCGGGATCTTCGTATTCGGGTCGCGATGCGCGGCGGATGGTGCTCGCTTCATCGGCAAAGCGTCCGAGTTCATAGAGTAGGTGGTCTCCACGCTCGATGGAGATGTGGACGCGCCTGGCGCCGAATTGAAAATAGACCGTATCGCACTCGCCTATGACGGCGAGGCCGAGCTCGACGATGAAGGTCTTATCGTCGAACAGTTTCCTCCGAAAGAATGGACCAGCATCGGGCCGCTCGCCTTTCTCGAGCGCCCAGCTGAGACGATGTGCGATCCGTTGCGCGGCGCCGGCCAAACCGCATGCTTCATCCAACCGCATCGCCCAGGTCGTCGTCGCATCCGCGATGTAGAACGGATGGTCCGCATCCTCGAAATCCCGACCCCCCTCGAGCGTCAGCGACGTGCCGGATGGATCCGTTAGCTCAAGCGTGAAAAGTCGAATACCGGCCATTTGTTTCACCTCGGTAATTTGCCTGCTATTCCGTCGCTCGATACTACCCGTCGCACGGATGGGGAGCTGTCGGCCGGCCTGGCCATCGCGAGGCCGATGGTGCGCGGCGGCGCGCCAAGCAAATCTTCAAGATCCCCTTGAGCTTCGTGTGGCCTCTCGCGCTCTGCTTCGATCCTCGCCCAGCCCACGTCCGACATTCCATAGACGCCAATTCTGAGGGCCGCGCCTGTCGCCTGAATAAGCGTGTCGAGAGCCTCGTTGTCTTGGCGATCGTCTTTGGTCCAGCGAAAAACCGTGAAGCCAGCGCGCTTGACCGGAACGCGCCGTTCGGCCGTGAGCTCCTGAAAATATTCATCTTCGAGTCCGGACGGGAAGGCGATGTAGCCGACCTCGAGCGGATCATCCTTGGCCAGGTCCCGATATAAACTCATTTTTAGGACCGAGACGCCGAGGTGAAAAAACCTCTTCGAATACTTCAGCAACATGCCGGTCTTTTGATTCCGCTCTCGTTTCACCCGCGCCAGCCGTGGCGCCGCATCGTCGCCGCGCCCGCGGACCATGATCAACTTCGACGATGGATGCCGGCGGGCAAAACTCCAAACATCTTCGGTCCAGGCATTGCCGTCGATCGCGGTGAGATCAACTTCAAGTTGGCGCCCTGCTACATTCTTCCATCGCTTCGCGAGCAACAGGTCGAGATTTCTCTGACAATCGTGATCGGAAATGTGGTTTTGAATAATGCCGTAATCGATCACGAAGCGGCGGTACTCGCGACCGAAACCCACGAGCTGCCATTCGACCCGATCACCCTGGCAATCAATGCCGAGCATGAGAAGCAGTGCGCCGGCCGGCACATTGCCGCGCACATACGGTGATTCCGCTGCGCGGTCGCGAATCTCTTCCCATGGTCGAGCTTCGCCATGCGCTCGATATGCCCGGCCGGCCGTATCATTCAGAAACGTTTTTTCGGCCGCGGCGTCTCCGCGATTTTTGAGCCACTCTTGGGCGATGCGTTCCCAGGATTGTAGATAACTATAAGCCGACCAAATCCAGAATGACCGGTGTTCGCGCTTTGCCGCTGGATTGCGCGCCCTCCATTCGAAACGCGCCAGCATCTCCGGGCGGTGCTGTTCTTCGATAATCGCGCCGCACGCCTCACAAGTGAAATGCGCGTCCTCGGGCTTCGCCGGATCGAGCCCGACGAGCATATTGTCCCATTCGAGCACTTGCATGTGCGCGCAATGCGGACACGGAACATAGGGATATTCTTGCGTTCCGGTTTCGAAGTCTTTGCTGACGCGGCAGCCCGGTATGACGAGGGGGGTGCTTACTTTGAAGATTTTGGCAAACTCAATGGCGCGCGAGCGATTATCCGCCTGCGCCTCCGGATCGCCGGCTGAGTTCATTTCCCACTTCGAGAGATCATCTTGGACTTGGAAGTGGATCGTGACCTGGGACAAAGACGCCGGCGAATTGGCCCCGGTTATAAGCAGCGTAGTGAGACCGTCCTTTCGCTCTTTCCATAAAACGTTGTCGCTTCCATCGCGGATGCGCTGCGGAAATTGTTCACGCATGACCGGGATAGATCGCATCATCGGCGAAAGTTTCATTTTCGACCATCGCCTGGCGTTATCGTCGGTAGGATGGCAATATAAAAAATTCCCTCGGCCCATCACCAACGAGCCGCAGGTGAAGATATTTGCAATCGTCGTTTTTCCGATCTGCGCCGAGCCGACCAGCGTTACATATCTGCACGGATCATCAGGACCGAGGGCGCGCAGGATTTCATCGAAGTAGGGAAAGAGGCGGCGATTGTAGGCACCAGGGAACGATCCCTCTTCGATGATCACGTTGCGCTCGGCCCACGATAAAAAATCAATCGGGCTCGGCGGCATCAATACTTCCGCCAGGACTTCGTGGGCGAGTCGCTCCGCATTTGCTAACATGATGCCCATCTTCAAATCCCCCCCGCCGCCTGCGCTGCAATTTCATCCGCATGTCCGTCGGTCGCAGCCTGGTCACCTTCGCCAGCGTCGTCGACTGCATCTCCTGCGGACTCGGCCTCCTCAATGAGCAGCGGAAGTGCGGATGCGGCTTGAGCTTCGACCTGGCTGGCGCGTTCGCGGATCTGCCGAAACATCGTACGCAGGAGATGCTGCGCGTCCCGCGCGCTCAAATTCGATTTCGCGGCGATGCCTGTAGAGAATTCAGCCATCGCTGCATCGAACATCGCCATCAGCTTCGCGCCGAGCCGGCCCATTTCGCGTTTCGAATCGGCGGTGAGAATAAAGGTTCCGGCTCGTAACGCGGCGTTCTCTCGCGCGCGCTCGTTCGCTAATTGCAACGCCGCGAGCCGTTCCTGCTTGATCGACTCCTCGACCCTGTCCGGCGGAGCCGTCGCCGAACTTTCGGCGCCCATGTCGGGGATGTCCAACCGGACGCGTCCGCTCCACCGCGGGTCGAGACCGCGCTTTAGCTGTTCGCATGCCACGGAGACCCGAATTCGAGCATGGTGGCCCTCGCCGACCAGGGCATCGCCATACAGCTTCTTCTGAGCGAGGAACTGCGTCACGCGAGACGGCGAGACCCCGATCAAATTCGCAAACTGTTTTTTGCCGACGATGTCGTTCATGTTGCGAAGCAAAGCCGGTTCTGTGGTTCAGTCATTTGACCATTCGAATTTCAGTTTTTAGTTTTCAAGATCGTCTACAAAACCCCCGCGGTCGGCAGACCCCGTAGGAGGGTGCCACCCCATCAGGAGGACCCAGGCGAGTCACCGCGGCCTCCGCGTTAACATTGCGCGCTTCATCGCGGCGGGGAACGTCTCCCGCAATTCTTTCCGCATCGTCGCCGCGAAGGTTTCTCGGAAAGGCACGTCCTTTTTCACTTCGACCGCGGCGCGCAACGTGTACATCAGCTTCAGCCGCCTACCGTTGCGCCCATAGCGCACCCACAGCGCCGCACCTTTTCCGCGCAGGTCTGTGATGAAAGAATTCGCGAGCGCACGTGGCGCCTTTGAGCGGGGCACGCCTCGCGCACCTCGCCGGACATTATTTTGAACTGGGATTGCAAACTTTGATTTCGCCCGTTCCGTTCCCCCATCAGCGTGCAATTTCAAATTCGCTCTGCCGAGATCGTCATAAATCTCCACCCGCAGATCGTGTTTGGTTGCTGGTTTGACCTGCAATGCTCGCTTAATGAAGCTAGCATTGCGTTGGGTGACATGTTGAGGCCACTGGTCGACCAAGGCCGCTTTGGTATTTTCCGCAGCCTTAGTCATGGCAAGAGCAAGCGCAAAAGGAAGCTGGTCGATAGTCCCATCCAGTTCCTTCGCTCGCCGCTCGAACTCGCTCACGTCAAACTTGATTTCAAACATTGCGTACTCCTTGCTTAGGCGTGGTCGAGTCCGGCCACTTTCGCACTTGAACCCCGAAGCGGTTTCGCTCCGCAGCGGTCCCGAATTGCCAGGGCGCGTTCATGGTGAGCCTTTCACTGTCCAGCCCACGCCTTCGGCGGCGCGCTTGTCCATGAACTTGACGTCGAGACCGGCAGCAATTCGGAGTTTACGTTCGGCGTGCCATTCAGCGGAGTACGGCACGAGCATTTCGAGTGATTGCGTCGATCTTTGTGGTCGCGCTCGTTCGCGCGGCTTGCCGATATCTGGCTGCAAATCGAAGCCGCGATCTCGCAGCCACACGCCAGCCTGCGCATCGCGCGCTGGGCGCTCGCAGGCGCACCGTTGCTGGTCGATGGTAAGCTTGCCCCATTGGGCTAACGCGAAGCCCAGAGGCCCGCGGGGCTCAGCGCTGCCATTCCAAAACACCTCGAAGCGAACGCCCGGCGGCAATACTTCACGATCGAGTGGCTTTGCCTCCGTCTCGGCAGGCTCGCCAAGGGAGCTTGCGCTGTCGTTCTTGCCTTTTTTCGCCTGACGGTTTGCTGCGTTGCCGCTAGGCTCAGCGAGGGTGGGATCTGCTTTTTGATTAGGGATTAGATTAGTAGATTCGTCCGACATGATGTCGGAGGTGCTCCGACATGATGTCGGAGGTGTCCGACATGATGTCGGGGTGGTCCGACATGATGTCGGAGGTGGTGTGTCTGCCGCGGCGCCGGGCAGCTTCGGCCGCAGAAGGCATGTGCGACCTTTTCGCTCGCGCGGGTCGGCGAGCTCCAAATAGCCGGTCTTGGCGAGAAGCTTGATAACGCGGGCGACGTGGTCGCCGCTTAGACCGACATCGGGGTCCGCGCCGATGGTGGTTTGCTTGGCATAGACGCCCGCGCCCCAAAAGCTCGGATACCGCGGACTAGCCAATGATTTGGCAACTCTTAGCACGGTCGCGAGCTTGACCTTGCGCGTGGCCGCGGCGGCATCGAGGTGACCGGCTTTGATGTCGTTGCGGAGGCGAGTAACCCATTCGCGGCTTCGGTCGCGCTCAGCCATTGGGCGCGCTGAGCGGCGCTTGATTGCTGCGTCGAGGCTGATCAGATTATCGGTGGGCGAACGTGTCATGGGCAATCAGTCCGCCGCCGATTTTGCTGCGGCTGCCCGGTGTCGGTGCCTTCCCGGCGGCGGTGATGACGGAGCTTGCATCCGTTGGTCTCTTGATCTATCAGCACCATTGTCATCAATAACTTTGACCGGCTCGCGCTGTCCTTTTGGACTCCCGCCGCCGGTCAATTTTTTTGTTGATGGGAACGCGTTCACGCTCACCGCACTACTTCAAGCGACTTTCTCAACCTGGCACGCCTCGGCCGCAGCCTGGCGCTCGCGGCGCCACTCAGCGGCCGCTTCATCGGTAATGATTCTCTTCGAACCGACATTCATCCAGCGCGGGCCAATGCCGGCCTTCCACAGTTTGTAGACCATGCCCCGACTCATCCGGTGTGCTTCGGCGAATTCGTCGATTGTGAAGGCCATCCGGCGATCTTGTTCAAAACTCATGGCGCGCGCTCGTATTTGTTTGTTTACAGGTGCGCATGATAACAGCGAAACCGGCGAGACGGCGCTGGTGACGGTGGAATATTAGGGGGAGGGTGCTTTTCTGCAAAAAGCCCAAAAAGAGCAATCGGCAAATAGGGAAGATGACTGGAACTCATCACGAAACGGTCGCAGCCGTCCGAGATGATTTGGAAACTGGTGGGGAAATTCCCCACCACGAAAAACATAAAGACGCCAAGTTGCTCGGAAGCTTCCGGCAAATTGCCAGGCGAGCTTCGCGGCCTGTGTGTTTGACATGAGCGGTGGGGAATATTCCCCACCGTGACCATGATTTTGAATTTGTTGGCTTTTCACATGGCCAACTTTCAGTGTCGCGTATTGCGCCATTGCGAGCGCCCGTTGGCTGGCGTTGAGATTTCGGCGAATGAACGTTTGCCGTTCGGCCGCGATGACCGGCTGAAGCGGACGATCGGCGGCCAGATTGAGCGCGAGTCATGGCGATTGATTTGGCTGGAAGAGATGCAAGGTCATGTTCGCAGCACTGCGAAGACGGACTTGGACACCTCGGAATCACAAAAACGGGCTTATATCCCCGCGTCTGACGCGAATCTCGCTTCCGAAACGCCGACAATTCCCGCCCCTATGAAGTCGGTATCGAAGAAGAGCCCATTCTTTGGCTTGCATCGCGCCGAAGAAGTCGCGGCCATCTATACCAGCATTGACGCGCGAGGTTTCATCGGGAAAGCGATCCACGGTCGCGGCACGAAGCGATCTGCAGCGTGCCGTTGTTCAGCGGGTCGGGATGATCCGATGCGATCTCGGGCGGCGAGGGAGAAACATGGCGGATTTCGGTATTATCGCCACGTTTATTCTTGCGCCGGTCTTTTGCTGTAGATCGCGGGGATGCCAATCTCGCGTGCCGCTTCACTGACACCGCCCCCTGGAAGAGACGAAGCGCGAGTCATGGCAATTGATCTGGCGAGAAGAAATGCAAGCTCATGTTCGTAGCGCTACGAAGACGGACATGCCGGCCCTCGAATCACAAAAACCGGCTTCTATCCCCGCGTCTCGCGCTTCTCACGACCGTGGACGGCACCACCATTGCTGCTGCAGGTCAGCCCGCGGACCTCGCAGGAACCGCCATGAGAAACATAGCGCGCGATCGACATAGCGAAGGGAAACGCCGGGCCCGGGCGCGGAAAAGCCGGTTCGCCTGCGGGACCGGCTTTCTAAAAGGGGCTATTTCGCGCCACGGCGCAAAAATCCCCTCAGCCGGGAACGACACTGACATCCTTGAGGTGGTTGATGGCGGCACCAGGATCATTAGAGAATTTCGCGGCGCCCGATCAGACTGCTGTGTATTTGTCCGACCAACTCAACGTGGCGGCTCATTTTTTGGGCAAGTGGTTTTGCTTCCACGCAAGGCTCGCGGCGCTCGCCACAATCCTGCCATTGGGCTTCCGCCGCCGATAAGCGCCTTCGAGTCGCTTGACCACGGCATTGAATGATGCCCCCGCGATGCTGTATTCCACAGCGACTTGCGCGGCCGCTTGGCGAACTGAAGGCACCTTTTTGCGCTCGATTAACCATTCCATGCGTGCGACACAAGTGCGCGTCTCGCCGAAAATCTTCTCTTGAGCGTTCTTCCAAGTGCCAGCATTGGCGCGGTCGAAGCCGTGCTTCTTGATGGCGTTTACGGCTTCAGCAAAGGCTTGGTCGCCACTGGCAACGTGCATATCCTGAAGCATAGCCATGACTTCAGGGACGCTGGGCCGGTTCCTAGTCGCAGCCTCGGCGCTCGCCGCCTTAAGCGCCGCCTTGTACCAGAGCTTGCTGGCGTTGCGGGGAGCGAGGGCCTTGATGGTGCCGCTGCTGAGCGTCTTCTTAGCCGCGCTCTGAAGCTGTTGGACACACTCCCACCTGCGGTGCAGGGCCTCATAGCTGATTGTCATCGGTTGCACCCGCGGCTGAGAGCTATTGGCACAACCGGCGACGGCGCTACGGTCCCAAAGCGCGGCGCCCCGGCATTGATCGCGTCGGCGATGTAGCTTGGCGCCAAGTGCCCATAGTGCTTTTCGACCATGCGCGTGTCGGCGTGGCCCAAGTTATGTGCAACGACCATCAACGGCACGGCGTTCATGATGGCGAGCGAGGCCCACGTATGCCGCAGGCCATGAAACGAGATACGCGGTTTAATTTTCGCCCGCTGACAGGCATCAATCATCGGTCGCGCTTGATGTGATTTGCCAAACACTTCGCCGTCGTCGCGCCTCAGCAGCGGTTCACTTCCGCTGCGACCTGCGGCGAGCTGCTTGAACAGCGCCGCACCTTCCTCGGTCAATGCGACATGGCGGGCCTTGCCAGACTTGGACTGGCGAATCGCGAGCGTGTTGGCGTCCGGGTTGAAATCATCGACCTGCAGCCGGATCAGTTCGCCGTAGCGCGCGCCGCTCTGCAATGCCGCCTGCGCAACCGGTCGGAATTCAGGATCACAGGCGTTGATGAGCCGCTTGGCTTCGGCAATCGAGAGATAGCGCAGGCGTGCTGCATCGACCTTCTTGAAAGGTTTTACTTTTCGCCACGCGAGATCGGATTCGACCTTCCCGTCATGAAAGGCGTGATTGAGCGCCGCCCGTAAAACCGTCCACGTCCGGTTCGCTGTTGCCCGCCGCGCGCGGCGCGCATCGTCAGTTTCCGCCAGCTCCCGGTGCTTTTGCTGCTCGCCCTGGCGCGTCCGCAGCCGTGGTGCAGCATGCACTAGCTCGTCGCGCCAGCGCCGGAGTCGGTCTGTCGTGAGAGCCGCCAGCTTCACGGCGCCCAGCTTGGGCCGGATGAATGCCCGATCGCGGTATTGCGCATCGGTGATCGACCGGCCATCGCTGGCAAGCAAGCGGAGATAGGAGGTCATCGCGTCGGCGACGGTGTAAGCACCGACTGCGACGTGTGGCCCCCTCGCCTTCTGCTGAGCCTGCGCGAAGCTTAGGACAGCAACGCCATCCGGCTCGACGAAGTCGTCGGCGATCACCAGTGCGCCGTCCGGGGTCCGCAAGTTCTCGACGGCGTAGGTGCCATCGCCACGGTAGCGGCGCACAATCCATGTGCCGGGGCCGCTGGCGAGTTTGCGATAGCCAAGGTGCAATCCCGGCTCGATCAGTCTGAAGTAGGGCTTGTGCGCCACCCTAAGGCGGCTGCGGGCGGTTCTGGTTTCGAGATTCGCGTCACGGACTTGGCGAGGCATGGTGCAGGGTTCCAAACAGGGTCCAAAACCCGGTTGCCGTCGGCGACACGGCGGAAACCTTTTTGCGTGGCCGGGTCTAATACGGGTCTAATATACGTGGGTTCGCACCCATGAACAAGGGTGTGCAGGTATAACGGATTTATCAATGGCTTCTAGGGTATCGATGCACACCCATGAACGGCCATCGACACTTCTGAGGCCCTTTCACGGCGGTAACACGGGTTCGAGTCCCGTAGGGCGCGCCAATACTCAAGACGCGCGCAGCGTTTGATGTTCGCATCTTCAAAATCGTCGGCTACGGATCGATCGGCACGCCGCGATTGAG